AAAGAAAAAAGAAAGTCTAAGACTGCTAAGGTACCTGTAATGACTCAAACTCCGAAAGGAAAACTTGAAGCATTTGCAACTCCCGGTAAGGAAAAAGTAATGGCTCTCAAAGAACATATTCTTGATGAAATGACTACCCGAAATCCTCATCACGAAGAGATTCATAAGGGTAACGAGGTTTATAAAAAAAAAGGTAACGGTACCCCCGGTAAAGTAGTTGATTTTGATGGTCATACTGCTACAGTAGAATGGCAAGATGGCCATAAAGAAGATTTACAAAAAAACGTACTTACAAAAGTTAAGCCTGAAAAGACTACTACAGAGCTTCCTTCTAGCGAAATGAAACCTCGTACAATGGTTCCATGGAGCAATAACGAAGAAAAGCTCAATGAAGATCCTGTAGGGCAGCAAGCAGCAGGCGATGAAGAAGAAGAGGCTAGCTTACGTGCTACCGTTATTAGGAAAGAGGATAAAATTAAAGATCTGAAAGAAAAACTTATTAAAGCGTTGACTAAAGAAGCCGGCGATCTGGTAAAAGCGGCTGACGGAACCTTTTTAGGCGCAACTGCTACAGGAAAAGGCAAAAGTTTAGCTAATAGTATAAAGAATCAATCTAAAGGCGGTATTAATCCCATCGTTACAACAATCAGCTCATGAGTAAGCAAGTCTTAATAGAATATCTACCATTCACACCCTTACCTAGGCAACTACACGAGGCTAGAATGAATCCTAAAGCCCCACTTATTGTAGCCGGTCTCGTACAGGCTGCCGATAGACCTAATGCTAACAAGCGTATCTACGACTTTGATACTTTAGCTAAGCAAGTAAAACTCTATATCGACGGACCCATTGCTGAAAGAAGGGCGCTTGGGGAGCTTGATCACCCAGAATCTTCTGTTATTAACCTTAAGAATGTTTGTCATAATATTACTAGACTCTGGTGGGATGGTAAGAATCTCATGGGTGAGTTTGAAGTTTTAGATACACCTTCAGGTAATATACTACGTGAATTATTTATGAACAATATTACAGTCGGTGTCTCTTCACGTGCAATGGGGTCGGTTTCACCAATAGGTGAAGGTCTTGTTCAAGTAGAAGATGACTTAGAATTGATTTGCTGGGATTTCGTTTCTACACCTTCAACATATGGTGCTTATGTAAAACCGTTGGAAGGATTAAATGAATCTTATGATCCAAACGGCGGTGAGGGTAGGAAAAACAGTATTAATAGACTAATTTCAGATATTATTTGCACCCAAAGCGGTGTTTGCTGTATAAAATAAAACAACTATGAAACAACATCTTAACGAAATTAGGAAAATGCAGCATATAGCTGGATTGATTAATCAATCACAATCAAACGAAGCATTCGAACCAGACTACGATCGAGGCGGGTATTTTATGGATATGCTAGAAGAAGCTATTGGTCCTTGGATAGATAGTAAAATAAAGGATGGAGAAGAAATTGAACAAATTAAAGCTGAATTACACTACGACGTAGATAAAATAGTTGATAGCCGTAGTAAGACTTATTATTAAAAAATAAGAAATCCTAAATAATTAATTTCTGACATTATTTGCACTCAATCAGGTGTTTGCTGTATAAAATAACGATCATGAAACAACAACTTACCGAAGTAAAAAGACTGCAAGAGCTTGCAGGGGTTGTTGAGCACGAGCATAATTTTTTAGAAGACCCTAACCCTTTAGACGATCTACCATCGGTGAAGTTAGATATTGACGATAACGGAATGATGAAAATCGAATTAACCGCTTTTTTTCATACTCCGGGTAACGGAAAAGTTCCGCTATTGATTAATAACCCAGCACTTCAGGAAGTAGTTATGAAATCAATTCAATTAGAATCTCAAAAAGCCTTTAGAAAAGCCGTACACGGAGTACTTGGAATCCCTTACGGCTTACCTGAATAAAAAAATTTTCACTAAGAATCAAGGTTTTCCGTACAGGCAGAGATATTTATGAACGTATGCCATCCTAATATGGCATCTCGTATTCTATACACCCTTATATTGCTACACTCTAATTAGCAATCCCCGAAACAAATTTAAGATGGAAAATCAAGAATTGTTTAAGCAAGCAATCCTTGACGCAAAGGCTGTTCGTGAGACTGCAATGGCTGCCGCCAGAACTACTCTCGCTGAGCATTTTGAACCTTTCATCAAGGAAACCATGGCAAAAGAACTCACAAAAGAAGAGCACGACACCATGGAAGAGGATAATGAAATGGAAGAAGCCATGAAGCATCATAAAAAACATGATGCTACTGAAATGGAAGAAGCCATGAAGCATCATAAAAAACATGATGCTACTGAAATGGAAGAAGCCATGAAGCATCATAAAAAACATGATGCTACTGAAATGGAAGAGTCTACACTAGATGAAATCTTAGCCGAGCTAGATGCTCTTTCTGAAGAAAATATCGAAGAAGGAGATCACACAGTCGATGAAGGACACGTTCCCGAAGACGGCTACGTTGGAAAAGCAGGCAGAGGTGCAACCGGTTATAATGAACGCGCCGGAGTATCACATGGCGATGGAAAACTTCACGAAGCTGATGATGAAAAAGAAGAAGAAGACGACGAGGCTGAAGAAGCCGGCGAGGACCTTACTAAAGACATCGAAGCGGCTAGAGGCGGTGAAGAGCAAGAAGTAGTTGATATTACTGTAGGTGAATTGAAAGACATCATTCGTGATGTATTCATGCAATTACAGGGCGGTGATATGGCTCCTGGAGCATCACTAGATGGCGGTACTGAACTTGCAACAGATTTAGGAAGCGGCGGAGAAATGGAGGCAGGAGAAGAAGAAATCTCTCTTGATGAAATTCTAGCTGAACTTGAAGAAGAAGAGCATAAAATGGAAGAAGTTAAGAAAAAGCATCACCACAATGATAAAGTAGATGAAGGTACAGGACCGGGTGGTGAGATCGATCCTAAAGCCGAAAGCACTTACAAGGTTGAAGAAATTAAGAAAGAGCTTAATGAAGCTGTTAAAACGATAAAAGCACTTAAAACCGAACTTAATGAAATCAATCTTTTCAGTGCAAAACTTCTATATGTAAATAAAATATTCAAGGCAAAAAATCTTTCTGAATCACAAAAAACGAAAGTAATCAACGCATTTGACAGAACAACAACAATCAAAGAGGTTGAGAATACTTACAAAACTTTACTTGAGTCAATTAGTGTAGAAGCTAAAAAAACTTCACTTAAAGAATCCGTAGGTTTTGCATCAAAACCAATCGGTAGCGCTCCAGCTCGTCCGATTGTTGAAGCCGATGCTTTTGTATCAAGATGGCAACAGCTTGCTGGAATAAAAAAATAACAATCTCTAAACTAAACATTAAAAAAATGTCAAACCTAGTTAATTCCCTTTTAGAAAGCGCTAACCCATATACCGATCAAATGGGGGTTAGTCAGAAACTTGCTAAGAAGTGGGCTAAGTCCGGCCTACTCGAGGGTTTGAAAGATTACGACCGAACTAATATGGCCGTTATTCTTGAAAACCAAGCAAAACAACTCGTACTTGAATCTTCTACAACTGGTGGTGGCGTAACCAACGGTGCAACTTTTACTCCTGGTAATGGTGAGCAGTGGGCTGGTGTAGCTTTACCTCTCGTTCGTAAGATCTTCGGACAAATTGCATCTAAAGAGTTCGTTAGCGTACAGCCAATGAACCTTCCTGCTGGTCTAGTATTCTACTTAGATTTCCAGTATGGTAACAACATCCCTAAGCCTTTCGTAAAGGGACAATCTGTTTATGGTACTCTAAACCAAACAGCTACTAGCGGATTCGGTAACTTAGCCTCTGGTGGTCTTTATGGTCAAGGCCGTTACGGATATTCTATCAACCAGTTTTCTGCTTCTGCAGGTACAGTTGTAACAACTGCCGCAACTTTTGCTAACGTTAACTTCAACAATGACTACTCTCAGTCTGTTGTAGATAGCAAGATGATTCAGATCGCAGTTCCTACTGCTTCTTTAAGCACCCCTGACCTTAACGGTATCCGTGCTTTCGAATTGAGCGCTAGCTCTGCTATACTATCCCCTTCTACTTTGATTAATGATTTTACTACTTTATCCGGTGGCGATATCTTATTCTATGTAAGCGGATCAAATGCAGCAGCTATCGATGCTGTAACCGGTTCAATTATTGTATTCTACAATAAGCAAACCAATTTCCAAACTCGCGGTGATTTTGAAGATGCTCCTGGCGATACACCAACACCATTCTCTAATCCGAACGCTGCTTCTTCAACTCAGATCGTTATACCCGAGATTAACGTTCAGATGAAGTCAGAGACCATCTCAGCTAAGACACGTAAGTTGAAAGCACAATGGACTCCGGAATTCGCTCAAGATTTGAATGCTTATCATTCTCTTGATGCTGAAGCAGAGTTAACCGGTATGCTTTCAGAGTATATCTCTCTTGAGATCGATCTCGAGATCCTCGATATGTTAATCGAGAATGCTCAGACAGTTGCAAACTGGTCTGCACAGATTGGTAACCAAATTAACGCAGCTGGTACTGCTTACACTAGCAATACTGCTGGTGCTTACTATAACCAGATGTCTTGGTTCCAAACTTTAGGTATTAAGCTTCAAGCTGTATCTAATAAAATCCACCAACTGACTTTACGTGGCGGTGCTAACTTCCTAGTATGTTCACCAACTGTAGCTACAATCCTTGAATCTATTCCTGGATTTGCAGCTGATACTGATGGTGCTGCAGATACTATGAAATATGCATTCGGCGTTCAGAAAATTGGTCAGTTAAACAGTCGTTATAAGGTTTACAAGAACCCTTATATGACCGAGAACACTATTCTATTAGGGTTCCGTGGTAACCAATTCCTAGAGTGTGGTGCCGTTTACGCTCCATACGTACCGTTAATTATGACACCTCTAGTGTACGATCCAGATACCTTTACACCAAGAAAAGGTATTATGACTCGCTACGCTAAGAAGATGATTCGTCCTGAATACTACGGTAAGGTATACGTTGCTAACTTAAACGTAGCTCAAGCTAGCTAATTCAGACTAGCTTAAAAAATAAAGACCGGCCCTGTAAGGCCGGTTTTTTTTATACTTATATCTACTATTTATATTAAAATTATTAATGCCTACTCTGTTAGATTTAAGCAGAGATCCATACGGATTAAACGGTGGTACAATCGTCAGTGATCAATAAATACAAAAGCTGATGCATTTTGGTATCTACCAGTAACAAATACTACCGCAATAATATCATTCAGCAGTCTAACTGGAGGACCGATTAGCGCATCATTTACAGCCGGTAACGGTATTTTCGGCGCAATTACTGAAGTCTCACAGTCATCCGGTATCGCCGTTCTCTACTCAGGTTCTTATCAATACCCCCACCCCTAATATAAATCCTTGAAAATATATAATATAGAACCCTCTTTTGAGGGTTTTTTATTCTCTTTTGCTTACTATTTATATCAAACGGTCTATGCATGGTGACAACAACAGTTACAAGAAAGAAAAAACTTAAGAATCCAATTAAATTTCAGGTTACACTTAATGAAGAACAGAAAGTTGCGAAATCAGTTATTCTTGAAAACAAGATAACAGTACTAAAAGGTAGTGCAGGATCAGGAAAATCGATAGTAGCTGCTCAAGCTGCACTCGATCTACTCTTTACCGGACAGGTTGAAAAGGTAATACTAACTAGACCTGCCGTAACTGCTGGAGAAGAATTAGGTTTTATGCCCGGAGATAAAGACGCTAAGCTAGCTCCCTATACAGCAGCTATATACGATAATATGTATAGGCTCTATAATAAGGAAAAGATAGATAGAGAAATTATTGAAGGTAGAATAGAGGTTATTCCGGTAGCATTTATGAGAGGCAGGAATCTTACAAACTGCTGTGTAGTAGTAGACGAAGGCCAAAATATTACACACAGGCAGATGGAGCTAATTCTTGGTAGAATATGTGAAGGATCAAGAATGATTATATGTGGTGATACTGCACAGATTGATTTAAAAGATAAAAAATTATCAGGTTTTGGATTTATATGTAATAACTTGACCAACGTAATAGGTTTTTCAGTTGTAACTCTGAAAACTAATCATCGCGATCCAATCGTTGAAGATATTTTGAAAATTTATTTAGATCATAGAGATTAAAAAATGGCTAATCCAATAATTTATAACGGCGATCCAGGGCCAATTTCAGGCAGTACCCCATTTGGATTTTACGATAATGACGCAGATTATCAAACCGATGGACCAAAAGTAGCAAACTACTGTGCATGGAAACTAGGATATCCCGTACTCGACGTTGAACTACAGTCCGGATCGATTTACGCTTGTTTTGAAGAAGCCGTTTCAATCTACGCCGAAGAATTATATCAACTTAAGATAAAAGACAATTACCTAACGCTTGAAGGACAGCCGACTTCCTCTCTATTAAACAGTATTGTAGTCTCGCCTAACTTAACCAACCTGGTTAATATAGCCGAAACTTACGGTCAAGTAGCAGGAGTAGGTGGATTTATAAGTTGGAGAAGTGGTTCGTTGGAACTTATATCTGGAGAGCAAAACTATAACGTATACGACTGGGCAGTAGCATCACAGAGTATGAGTCCGGGAGATAGAATAGTAATTCAAAGAATAATGTATCAAGCACCGCCTGCGATTTACGGATACGGGTATGGTGCTTATTATCCTCAATTAGGTGGATCGGGTGCATGGCCTGGTAGTTGGGGCGGATACGGAGCTATGGGTGGAGGGAACAACGCTGCTACTTATTATCCTGTATTTTGGGATATTCAAAGAATTCAAGAATTAGAAATGTCAAATGACGTACGGCTTCCTGAATGGTCGTTTGAGCTTATTGGAACTAACTTAAGAATTACTCCAGTACCTCTAGGCAGTAATTATGGCGGATACCGTTCATGTATTTCAATTCAATATGCATTCCAATCAGACCTTATGTCTTTGACAGAAAATAGCCCATACGGCAGTAATAAAGGTCTAGTAGCAAATGCAGCATTAGCTCCATACGGTCTAATCACATACTCCTATATTAATCAACCGGGCAAACAATGGATCAAAGAATATACAGCTGCACTTACTTCTGAATTGCTTGGTTTGATACGCGGAAAATACCAAACTGTACTTATTCCAGGGGCAGAAGCTACACTCAATTTTGCTGATTTAATCTCACGTGGTAAAGAAATGCAAGTAGCTTTACGTGAAAAATTACGGCTTGACTTCGAAGACATGTCAAGACAGAAGCAGCTTGAAAGAAAACAGTCTGAAAACAATTCTCTTAACGATACTTTAAATAGTATACCGTTAATGGTATATATCGGATAACTATGGCACTATTCGGTTCAGTAAGAGATGCAACAATGCAACTTGGCGTAGCCGGCGAGTTTGTAAATAACGTAGTAACCCAGCAAATAGGCTACTATAAGATAGTAATACCCTCATCCCCTCCGAATATCTATGGCGAATCATCCGTTAAGCAATATATCGGCCCGGTACTTTTAAACTGTTTAATAGTCAGGGGCGACTTCTCAACAATTACCGATAATAATTTCGGACCTGATAGTAGAAGGGAAGTAGATTTTAGATTTTTAAAGCCAGATCTAGAATTAGCTAATATAGTGCCTGAGACCGGTGATATTATTATGTATAACGAATTATATTACGAAGTAGATAATACTAACGAAAATCAGCTTTTCCTTGGAAAAGATCCCAATTATTCTTACTCTGAAGGATTAAACAACTTTGGTACTAGTTTTTCTATCATTCTAACCACCCATATGACATCACCTGAAAGATTAGGTATAACACAACAGAGACTCTAATATGCCACAAATAGTACGTCCAGAGAATAGAAGGGAGTTTATGAATAAACTTATCATACCTGCTGATCCGCAGTATGGCAATCCAAATATAGTTTTTTCTGAACCTTTCAAACCAGGACAACCTGAATTTAATAGGGCATATGAAACTGCTTTTGAACCTACAGGAGACAAAAAATACTCAATAGGATTAAAAGATATTGATCAATCAATAATGTACCATTTTGCAAACGTTCTTAAGCTTACGGTATTTCAAAACAATTCTACGGTACTTGTTCCCGTTATATACGGTTCACCTGAAAAATGGAAATCAATACAAAAAGACGGATACTATCGTAATAATGTAGCAAAAATAATGTCCCCTCTTTTAGTTTTTAAAAGATCTTCAGTTGTACAGAATAGAACGCTCGGAAATAAAATAGACGGTAATGTTGCTAAAAATGTTCAACTATACGAAAAGGCTTTCTCAAAAAGAAACGTATATGATAACTTCAATGTTTTGCAAAATCAAAAGCCGCAGAAAGAATATACGGTTGTAGTTACGCCTGACTATGTTACTGTAAATTATACAGTAATAATGTGGACAAACTATGTTGAACAAATGAATAAGTTGATAGAAGCTGTAAATTTTGCTTCTAATTCATACTGGGGTGACCCCGATTCATTTCAGTTTCTTGCAAAAATTGAGACGTTTAATGACGCGCAAGTCTATGATCAAGGTGAAGATAGATTGGTAAGAACTGAATTTGATTTAACTGTCAACGGTTACCTTATTCCGGATTCGCTAAATGCCTATTTAGCACAGCTTTCAGGAAAAACTTATAATATATGTAAAATAGTATTTACAACCGAACAGGTGCAGTAAGGTAGGTTTCTTATTGTTACGGAACGAACTATTTATAATCAAATTTCATAGAGTGGCAGATACTATATCAACTTCCGGTATATCCCCCGGTCAATTAATTAAGTCCGAACAGGTTCTCAGAATTATTTACGCTCTAAATGGAGTAAGCGGTAGTACAATCCTTATTTCAGGTAGTCTTGGAGTAAGTGGATCTGCAAACTTTTTAAATACTGTTAATTTCTTTGCAGGATTAACCGGTTCATTATTTGGGACCTCTTCTTATGCTGCTACCGCATCGGTTATACAAGGAGCGGCTACAGGGTCTTTAATTACAACAGCTTCATTTTCTAATCCTTCTATTACATTTACTAAAGGAGACGGTTCAACTTTTTTAGTAAATTTAACAAGTCTTGTTCCTCTTACAGCATCACATGCTTTAACTGCTTCTTATTTTAGCGGTTCAATCTCAAATGCTATATCTGCTTCTTATGCTCTTACAGCATCGTATGTTGCTAACGTATCATCTTTCCCTTTTACTGGAAGCGCTATTATAAGTGGTAGCTTAAATGTAACAGGAAGTACAAATATAAGCGGCGCTTTATTTGTAAACGGTCTTTCCCTGAGTGCAGAGAATGGGGGACAATTAGCTATATGGAAATATACATCAAGTTTAAATACAGGAGTAGATCCTGGTAACGGATTTTTTAAACTAAATCAATACTGGTCATCATCTCCTACTGCTGCATCGTTCGACAATTTTGCGTATGATCCAAACGTAAGTTTTTCAGGTTATTTAGATAATCTAACAGTAGGTACAGTAATAAAACTTGTAAGCCTTGCAGAAGCAGGTACCTTTAAACTACTACAAATTACAAGCGTAGCACCCCCTGAATCTGGTTACGAAAGTTATGGAGTATCACAGTTAACTTCAGCAGGTAACGACCCCGCTGAAGGAGATCAATTTGCATTTATACCAGTAGGCGCATCTGGGGAGGGTTTTAATACAATCAACAACGCAGGACCTGGTAGATTAATTATTTCTGACGGTTCGACTAATGCTGCTACAGCGTCATCTGATTTAATTTACACAGGTAGTACTTTTTTCGTAACCGGGTCAGCTACTATTGTAGACATATATAGCAATTATTTTTATGTTAGAAATAAACAGACACAACAGCCTGTATTTACAGTAAGCGAAAGTGTTGTACAGTTCGCGACTCAATCAGCGATTCCTACCGGCACTGCACCTAATGGAGGAATATGGTTTACATCAACTAATCTTTATGTAGGTTTAGATTAAAATTAACTATTTATTAAAATAAAAAGACAGAAAAATGGCAAATTGGAAAAAAGTAATAGTATCGGGAAGTGTAGCTCAGTTAAGTAATTTAAGTATTAGTAGTAACTTAGCTGTAACCGGCTCGGTAAACGCTTTAGGACTTACTAATGCAAATAAGCCGAATATAGTTTCTTATGATACAACTACAGGTTTATTCACTTATCAAGGTACCGGTTCATTTACCGCAACTACTGCTTCTTATATTTTAAGTAGCGGGGTAGATGGCCCTCTAGGTATGAATAGCATACTTACTGCCTCTCATGCCGTAAGCGCTTCAATTGCAGGTAGAACAAAAGGTACTTTATCTCAAGTAGCTGGCGGGGGTCTTAATGCTTTTTCTTTCAACGGTAGTACTGACGTAACAGTAGAAGTCAGCGGTGCTGCTCAACTTTCTCAAAACGCTATTACAAAGTGGAATGACACAGATAATAAGTTTACCAATTCGAGTCTCTTTGATAACGGTACTTTAATAACCGGTAATACATCGATAGTACTTACAGGCGCAAATTCAAGCTTAACTGGTTCATTTAGCGGATCATTTAAAGGAGACGGTTCACAACTAACCGGCCTTGTAACTGAATTAGACTTCTCTGGTTCAACCGGAAGCGGTAATGTAGATCTTTTAACTCAGGTATTTACAATTACCGGTACAGCTAATGAAATAGAAACATCAGCTGCCTCCCAAACCCTAACAATCGGGTTACCTAATAACGTTACTATTGGTAACAATTTAGTAGTTAGTAATAATTTAACAGTATTCGGTACTGCTAGCTTCCAACAAACAACAAATCTTGAGGTTGCAGATAGATTTATTCTTCTTGCTTCTGGATCAAACGCAGCAGGTGATGGGGGTATCGTAGTACAGCAAGGAACACAGAATGTAGGCGAATTATTTGCATTCGATAGCGGAACTACAAGATGGGGATTAACTGGTTCATTTACCGCCAATCAAAGTACTTATACACCTGATGCATTTATGGCAGCAGCGGTTTTAGGTTCAAGCGGAGATCCAACAACAGCACCAGGTAGGTACATTGCAAAAGGTAATATATTTATAGGTAATGACGAAACAATTTGGATATATTCTTAATAGAGTTTTCAAAAGAGTAGTTATGGGTTTTAACGCAAATAACGTAGTAGTAAATAATAAACGTGTAGAGGAGCTCCATAAGGCTCCTTTACCTGTCTTAAGTCTTAATAAACCTGAGGTTGAGACTTTGTTAAATTTAATAAGAGAATCTCATTTCAAAGGAGAGCAGGTTCAAAAGATATTTGAATTAGTGCTAAAACTTCAAGACTATTACGTTAAGCTACCCTGATTCTGTGATATTTATATGAAGGAAAGTACTGTAGGCCGAAAGGAAGTAGGCATATACACGGCATAAGTGTATGTATCTAACCACAGTGTAAATTTGTATTACTATGCCGAATTGGAAAAAAGTCATCGTAAGTGGCTCAAATGCCTCTTTAAACTCATTAACAGTAGCTACAAATGTTGTAGCTGAATCATTCACTGGTTCTTTATTTGGAACTGCTGCTTCAGCTTCTGCCGCTTCAGTATTTAATATTTCATCTTCATTATATTCAGCTCAAGGAGCTTTAGCTGGTGTAGGTACAACAACAATTGTCAATATATCCACAGGTTCATTTAGAGCTGGTTTTTTTGATTATGTAGCTTCAAGCGGAAGTAATGCTCGAGCTGGTACAGTGATGTCTGTCTGGGATGGTAGTAATGTAAACTTTACTGATAATTCAACAACAGACATTGGAAGTACTACACTTGTTACAATGAGTGTAGCTTTAAGTGGTGCTAATGCTTTATTAAGAGCAACAATAAATGGAGATACTTGGAATATAAAAACAACTTATAGACTTATTTAAATAAAAATTAATGGCTTTGAATCTTTCAGATATTACCTTTACTTGGCAGTTTAATCCACTTTTTGTTAGCCCTACATCGACTGAACATAATGATGTTGTTACTAAAGTTTTTTACGAACTTAGAGCAACTATAGGGTCTGTTAGTGGATCAGTAGGTGGATTTCAAGAGATACTTCCGATATCACCTTCTGGAAGCTTTATTCCTTTTCAAGACTTAACATCACCTATAATACAGCAGTGGGTTGAATACATGCTAGGAGAAGAGGGTGTAAAAAACCTTAAGACTGACCTTAAAGAAAAGCTTGAAAATAAATTGAATCCTACTTTTGTTATAAAACAATCTCCTTGGATTCTATAGTGATTTATTTAGCTATAAACAAGATTTTAACTATTTATATAATATATTAGCATATATAAAACCCCTACCTTAGGGAAAGTGAACTAAGGGAGATAAACATGGCGAATGAATTTATTGTCCGTAACGGCCTAAAGGCCCTAAATAATTCACAAGTTACAGGATCTCTCTCTATTTCCGGATCACTTGCCGTTCCGGCTATACCTTTAGGTTCAACTGAAACTAATGTAGTAGTAACTGATACGGATGGAACTTTTAAATATAGAACTAATCTTAGTCTCCAAGGTACACAAGGAATTCAAGGTATTCAAGGCAATACCGGTACTCAAGGCATCCAAGGTACGCAAGGCATACAAGGTACTCAAGGAATTCAAGGTATTCAAGGTATTCAAGGTAATAACGGAACCCAAGGTATCCAAGGTACGCAAGGCATACAAGGTACTCAAGGAATTCAAGGTATTCAAGGTAATAACGGAATCCAAGGCATTCAAGGAATACAAGGAACCCAAGGAATACAAGGAACCCAAGGAATACAAGGTAATACAGGAATACAAGGTATACAAGGCATACAAGGAACTACCGGTCCTCAAGGAACTCAGGGCGTTCAGGGCTCAACCGGAACCCAGGGACTACAGGGCATACAAGGTATTCAAGGTACACAAGGAACACAGGGTATTCAAGGAATTCAAGGCTTAACCGGAACCCAAGGAATTCAAGGCGTACAGGGTATTACCGGTCCACAAGGCACGCAAGGTACTCAAGGAATTCAAGGGGTACAAGGCATAATTGGTGCTCAAGGTAGTCAAGGAACACAAGGTATTCAAGGAATACAAGGAATACAAGGAATACAAGGTACACAGGGTACTCAAGGAATACAAGGTACACAAGGCACACAAGGTATTCAAGGAGTGCAAGGAACTACCGGTACACAAGGTACACAAGGAATACAAGGTACACAAGGAATACAAGGCGTACAGGGTATAACCGGTATTCAAGGTATTCAAGGTATACAAGGTATACAAGGTTCTCAAGGCACTCAGGGGATTCAAGGCGTACAAGGTACTCAAGGAATACAAGGAACACAAGGAACACAGGGAACACAAGGTACCCAAGGCATTCAAGGAGTGCAAGGAACTACCGGTACTCAAGGTATTCAAGGTATTACAGGACCACAAGGTATACAAGGTATTCAAGGTATTCAAGGTACACAGGGTATTCAAGGCACGCAAGGTACGCAAGGCATTCAAGGTATACAGGGAATACAAGGTACGCAAGGGACTCAAGGGACTCAAGGAACGCAGGGTATCCAAGGCATACAAGGTACGCAAGGAATACAGGGTATACAGGGGGTACAAGGCATAACTGGAACCCAAGGTATCCAGGGTATTACTGGCCCTCAAGGTACGCAAGGAATCCAAGGTACGCAAGGAATTCAAGGAATTCAAGGGATTCAGGGTACCCAAGGTACACAGGGTATACAAGGCCCCCAGGGTACACAAGGAATACAAGGTATTCAGGGAATTCAAGGTACAACAGGACCGCAAGGTACTCAAGGTACTCAAGGAATTCAAGGGATACAAGGTAACACTGGTACGCAAGGAACCCAGGGAACTCAAGGAATCCAAGGTATACAAGGAATACAAGGTACGCAAGGTACACAGGGAACTCAAGGAACTCAAGGAATACAAGGCATTCAAGGTACACAAGGAATTCAAGGTATTCAAGGTACAACCGGTACACAAGGTATACAAGGCATACAAGGAACTACCGGTCCTCAAGGAACTCAAGGCATCCAAGGTACTCAAGGTACTCAAGGCATCCAAGGCATTCAGGGAATACAAGGTACACAAGGCACAACTGGCGCTCAAGGTATACAAGGTAATACTGGTACTCAAGGAACACAAGGAACACAGGGAACGCAAGGTACGCAAGGTACGCAAGGCATTCAAGGAGTACAAGGCTTAACTGGAACTCAAGGTATCCAAGGTATTACAGGACCGCAAGGTACACAGGGTGTACAAGGTACCCAAGGTATACAGGGTATTCAAGGCACGCAAGGTATACAGGGTATTCAAGGCATACAGGGAATACAAGGTACGCAAGGTACTCAAGGTACAATTGGTACACAAGGTATACAAGGCATACAAGGTACTCAAGGAACACAAGGAATCCAGGGTATACAAGGCACCCAAGGAACTCAAGGAATTCAAGGTATACAAGGTACAACAGGACCTCAAGGTACGCAAGGAACCCAAGGTACTCAAGGGATACAAGGTAATACCGGTACCCAAGGAACACAAGGAACACAAGGAACCCAAGGTATCCAAGGCAATACCGGTATCCAAGGTATCCAAGGTATTCAAGGTATACAAGGAACTACTGGACCTCAAGGAACACAAGGAACACAAGGTATCCAAGGTATTCAAGGTATACAAGGAACTACTGGACCTCAAGGAACACAGGGAACACAAGGAACAACTGGTACGCAGGGCATTCAAGGCGTAACTGGTCCTCAAGGTACTCAAGGCATACAAGGTATTCAAGGAACACAAGGTACTACTGGTGCACAAGGAATTCAAGGTATACAAGGTATAACTGGCCCTACTGGACCAACGGGACCTCAAGGTACGCAAGGTATACAGGGTATTCAAGGTATAACTGGAACTCAAGGAACAACAGGACCTCAAGGTACACAAGGCATTCAAGGAATACAAGGTATACAGGGTATTCAAGGTACTACCGGTCCTCAGGGTACACAAGGTACTACCGGTGCTCAGGGTATTCAAGGTATCCAGGGTATAACTGGACCTACCGGACCAACCGGACCGCAAGGTATTCAAGGTGTTACTGGGCCAACTGGACCGCAAGGTATTCAAGGTGTTACTGGACCAACTGGACCTCAAGGAACTACTGGTGCTCAAGGAATACAAGGTATAACTGGACCTACTGGACCGACAGGTCCGCAAGGAACTACTGGCGCTCAAGGAATTCAGGGTATAACCGGCCCAACAGGACCTACTGGACCTCAAGGAACTACTGGTGCTCAAGGAATACAAGGTATAACTGGACCTACTGGACCAACAGGTCCGCAAGGGGCTACTGGCGCAACAGGAGCTCAAGGTATTCAAGGTATAACAGGTCCTACAGGACCTACCGGCCCGCAAGGTACGACTGGTGCTCAAGGCATTCAAGGTATAACAGGTCCTACAGGACCTACCGGCCCGCAAGGTACGACTGGTGCTCAAGGCATTCAAGGTATAACAGGTCCTACAGGACCGACAGGTCCGCAAGGGGCTACCGGTACTCAAGGTACTCAAGGTATTCAAGGTGCTACAGGACAAAAAGGAGGAGTACCTTATAATTTCTCTACAAACACAGCTGATTCTGACCCAGGAGCTGGAATATTAAAATATAATAGTGGTACAATTAGTTCAGTAACAGCTATTTTTATAGATAATGTTGATCAATTAGGTAATTCTCAAACTGCTTGGTATGATACTTGGGATGACTCAACAACAACCTCAGCAAGAGGTGTTATTACTATATATAGCAGGGATACAGGTACAGTTGTTAATCAATTCCAAGTAACAGGAGCAGTAACTGCTGATTCAGGTTATTATGAAATCCCTGTTTCTTATATTAGTGGTACTTTAGCATCTAATGGAGCTTTACTAGCAGTTCAATTTAGTAGAACAGGTAATATAGGTGTCCAAGGTACTCAAGGTATAACAGGACCAACAGGACCTACAGGTCCGCAAGGTACGACTGGTGCTCAAGGCATACAAGGTATAACAGGTCCTACTGGACCGACAGGTCCACAAGGAGCCACTGGTGCTCAAGGCATACAAGGTATAACAGGTCCTACAGGACCGACAGGTCCGCAAGGTACGACTGGTGCTCAAGGCATACAAGGTATAACAGGTCCTACAGGACCTACCGGCCCGCAAGGTACGACTGGTGCTCAAGGAATACAAGGTATAACTGGACCTACTGGCCCAACAGGACCACAAGGTACGACCGGTGCTCAAGGTATTCAAGGTAGACAAGGTATAACTGGACCTACTGGACCGACAGGTCCACAAGGAGCCACTGGTGCTCAAGGCATACAAGGTATAACAGGTCCTACAGGACCGACAGGTCCGCAAGGTACAACAGGAGGAACAGGAGGAGCTGGCCCAACAGGACCACAAGGTACAACAGGAGGAACAGGAGGAGCTGGCCCAACAGGACCACAAGGTACAACAGGAGGAACAGGAGGAGCTGGCCCAACAGGCCCGCAAGGTACAACAGGAGGAACAGGAGGAGCTGGCCCAACAGGACCACAGGGTACAACAGGAGGAACAGGATCACCAGGAGGAACAGGGCCACAAGGTACGACCGGTGCTCAAGGTATTCAAGGTAGACAAGGTATCACTGGCCCAACAGGCCCGCAAGGTACAACAGGGGGAACAGGATCACCAGGAGGAACAGGCCCGCAAGGTACAACAGGAGGAACAGGATCACCAGGAGGAACAGGCCCGCAAGGTACAACAGGAGGAACAGGATCACCAGGAGGAACAGGGCCACAAGGTACAACAGGAGGAACAGGACCACAAGGTACAACAGGAGGAACAGGGCCACAAGGTACAACAGGAGGAACAGGACCACAAGGAACTACTGGTGCTCAAGGTATTCAAGGTAGAC